GGCTTCGGTTGTGGCGGCGATCACCGCTGGTCTTGGTCTGATCCTTGCTAAGGATGCGGACAAGGCTTGAACTGGATCTTTCAATTGGTGACTGCTGTTCTGAAGTGGCTAGAAGGACTCGCTTCTAAGGAAACACATGGTGAAACCGCTGATCCAACTGCTGGTGGTATCCGTGATCGCTTCCGTAAGCGGGTGCAGCAGCACCGTGATCCTCGTCCCCCCGGGAACCCCAGTTCAACTGGCGGAACCCGTTAAGGCGAAGGTGTTCGTTGTTCAGAAAGACGGAACTAAGGTTATGTCTCAGAACCGCGTGGAGATTCCCGCTGGTTGGTGGGCTGCTGATGTTCCTGAAGACACCGGGGAAATCCCGGCGGACTACCCTTAATACACATCCCTTCTCACAGGGTAGATCCCTAGAGGCCATACGGTTTATTCCGGTGGCCTCATTTCATTCTTTGGCTTTGGATGGGCCAGAGAAATGCTGACGGCTTTGGCCCCTTGCGAGGGACAACCTTGGCTCAAGGCACTACAACCATCTATCGTGTCTCGTAATTAGGATTTTTAATCATGGCAATTTTCAATAGCCAGCCCTCGCGGTTTGGTCAGGCCACCACCAACGGTGTGCCCACGGGCGATGTCGATGCCCTGTTCCTCAAGGTGTTCAGCGGTGAAATCGTCACTTCGTTTGAAGAAAACAATGTGATGATGCCTCTGCACCGCGTTCGCACCATTTCCAGCGGTAAGTCGGCCCAGTTCCCGGTCACGGGCGTTGCTGGTGCTGGTTACCACACCCCGGGTGAGAGCCTGCTCTCGACTCCCTCGGCTACGGCTACGGTGGCTGGTACTGGTGGTACGCTTGTTGGTCCCACTACGACCGCTACTTCCAAGTACCTCAACAAGTTCAAGCACAACGAAAAGGTTGTCTTCATTGATGATGTGCTGGTTTCGTCGGTGTTCGTTGCTGACATCGATGAAATGAAGAACCACTACGATGTCCGTTCGGTGTATTCGACGGAAATCGGTCGTGCGCTTGCGTATGCGGCTGACCGGGCCCTGCTCCGCACGGCTATTCTTGGTGCGCGCTCGCTCCGAGATCGTTTTGACGATACTAGTGCGGTTTCGCCGTACAGGGGTACTGCTATTGGTACTGGTACGGATGGGGCTGACCTCATTACTTCGCTTTTCATCGCTGCTCAAACCATGGATGAAAAGAATGTTCCGTCGAATGATCGCTACTGCATCCTGCCTCCGCTGATGTACTACCGTATTGTTAACGGGACTAGCGATGCCATCAACCGCGATTATGGTAACGATGGGAACGGCAGTATTGCTAGTGGTATGATCATGTCGGTTGCTGGTATCCGCATTCTGAAGAGTAACCACCTTCCGACTGCTAATGAAACGGGCGCAAACATCGACCCGCTGTTTGGTAGTTCTGCTATTAAGAATGATCCGGGCGGTTCCGTTGGCACGGGCTACTCGGGTGCAGACTTTAGCGGCACCCGGGGCCTTGTCTTCCAGCGTGAAGGCCTTGCTACGGTGAAGTTGATGGACCTGAGCGTCGAAAGCGAGTATGTCATGGAGCGCATGGGCACCCTGATGCTTGCTAAGTACGCGATGGGCCACTCGGTTCTCCGTAATGAATGCTGCGTCGAACTGACGAGTGAGGCCCTTCCTGCGGGGGCTTGATTAGTTTGTGAGTTGAAAGGGGGGATGGTTCCCTTAGTTGGGTTCCATCCCCTCTTTTGTTTGAGGAACAAATATGCCACTTACCAAGACTACTAGGCTGCAAGCCATCAACACCATGTTGAGTGTCATCGGAGAAACTCCGGTTTCTTCTACGACGGCTCCTCGGGCTGATGCTCAAATCGCCAACAACATCCTTGACGAAGTCACTCGGGAAGTTCTGTCTTACGGGTGGCACTTCAATACTGAACGGGATGTCGAATGGACTCCTGAAACCAGTACTGGTTACATCTATGTCGCTGACTCCATTACGCGGGTTGATATGGATGCGGCCAACACCGAATACGATGTGACTGTGCGGTATAACACCACGGTCAACGCTAATCTCCTGTACAACCTCAAGGACAACACCTATGTCTTTGGGGCATCCGTCAAGGTCATGTATGTGATCCTGATTGACTTTGATCAACTGCCAGAAGAAGCCCGTCGGTATATCTTCATTCGGGCTGCTAGAATCTTTCAGGACCGTGTCGTAGGTTCAGAGAAGATCCACGGATTCACCCAGATGGACGAAGTCCAAGCCCTTGCTAAGTTGCAGGAGTTTGAGTCAGACACGGGTGACTACAGCATCTTCCAGTCTTACGATGTGGCTCGTACCTTCATTCGTCGCGGTTCTTACTGGGTTAACTGATGCCTCTGATTAACACTTCTATCCCGAACTTCATTGGTGGTGTGAGCCAACAGCCTGCGGCTATCCGCAAGAACAACGAAGCGGAAGAGGTTGTTAATGCCATCCCCTCGCCTGTGGAGGGCCTGATTAAGCGTCCCCCGGCTGAATATGTATCTCAGTTGTATCGAGGCATTCCGGGCACTAGCCCAACCAATAATCAAGCCACAAAGTTTTGGTTTGACGATCCGACCAACTCCCTGTTCTTCCATCTGATTGAGCGTGACGAGCAGGAAAAGTATCTACTGTATATCGATAAGAATGGCCGTTACGGTATTCACGATCTGATCAACAATACTCCAAAGAGTCTATTTACTAGTGCCGGAAGTTTGTTTGGTGGCGTTGATTCTCCCGCCCAACGATCAGCGGTCACAATTGGCGATGTCACCTTCGTGGCCAACGCTAAGACCCAACCCCTGTACACCAACGACACCGTCGCGCAAAACCCTAGCGTCTATGATCAGAACGCTTTGGTTTGGATTAAGCAGGCTAACTATGGGCGAGAGCATAGCATCACCCTAACTAGCAGCGATAACCGGGTGTATACCTATAAGCACAATACGCGATCTGTTGCGGTTGTGGTTGATGGAACAGGTAGCGGAACTACCGCTGGAGCGGTTCTTGGTCCTGTACAACTCACTTATGCGAACAAAGGTGTGAAGGCTGATGTATATCCTCAAGCCTATATCACTTATGCCGGATCCAACAACAGAGTAAGCGATGTGCGCTTGGTTACCGACTTTGTAGGTCTTGAGCAGCCTTTGTCCGTTCAGGGTCCCGGGGATACTGGAACGGATACCGGTGTGCTACTTAATATCCCCACAGGCAACGGCGTTAGTGGCGCACAGGTTCGTATCAAAGCCGATAGTAGTGGCGAGATCGGTACTAACCATGTTGCTGAGGGTTTAGCGAATGGTCGTAGTTCTGGTTACATCGGGCCTAGGGATGGTCTCGATGGCAACTTTACCGACCCGGCAAGTGGTGCCGCTACTGCTCCCTATGAGACAAACCGCTTCAATAACACCCGTGTTCGTGATGGTGTTATCTGGATCAAAGCCCGAACCTCTTCTCCACTAGACTTTGATATCGCTGTTGGGGATGACTTTGCAGGGGACGGTCTTGTGATTATCCGGGATACGGTAGAACGCTTTGAGGATCTCCCCCCAACGGCACCCCACGGTTACATGGTCAAGGTGGCTGGTGTTCCCGAATCATCCTATGATGATTACTGGGTCAAGTTTGAAGCAGAAGACGGGGACTTCTCACGGGGAATTTGGGTGGAAACCGTGGCTCCGGGACTCAAGTACAAACTAAGTGCAACCACCATGCCTATTCTGGTCATCAGGACGGATACTGGTGGTTTTGTTGTTAAAACTGCTGATGGGACCGCTGCTACTGGAGTTCCAAACGCTACCAGTTATTTGTGGTCAGATCGCTTGGTTGGGGATGAGGACACCAATCCAACCCCTTCTTTTGTGGGCAGCACCTATTACTCGACAGGGCCAAAGATTAATGGCCTTGTGTACTTTCAAGGTCGCCTAGGGGCTATTTCTGGGGAGAACATTATCTTCTCAGAAACGGGTCAGTTCTTTAATTTCTTCAGGACTACTGTCCTAGATCTTCTGGATACCGACTCAATCGATATTGCCTCGTCCTCGTCCAAGTCTGGTGTCATCCATTCAGCCATCCCATTCAATCGGGATCTGATCCTGTGGACTCCCACTAACCAGTCTGTGCTGCGTACTGGAGAAACCTTTACGCCCAAGAGCGTATCCATTACGCCCGCCGCGGACTACGAAAACCAGTCGAACCTATGCCGTCCAGTTCCATCGGCTAACTCAATCTTCTTTACCTACAACAACGGTGGGTATGTGGGTATGCGCGAACTGGTACCTCAGCCTGCGCTTGATGGGTCATATCTCGCCAACGACCTGACTACCAATGTCTCCCGGTACATCACAGGCTCGCCGGGATCCTTGGCGGCTTCAACGCACGACAACATCGTTGCCGTGATTGCCAACCGCAAGTTGTACATTTATCGATACCTTGCGATCAACAATGAACGAGCGCAGTCAGCGTGGGTTGAGTGCGACTTCTCTGACTCATCCAAGATCTTTGTAGATCAAGATGCCCATGGATCGGCTTCTGCTGAACCTATTTGGGTAGGGTTTGTTGAGTCGGATATGTATGTGGCTCTGTCGGTGCGTCGTAAGACAGGGCTGATTCCTCCTCTGGCTAACTCTTTCATCCCAGTCCTAGTCAAGGTCCGCATGGGTTCTGGCCTTAACGACAGCCCCATCAATGACTGGATGACGCACTTGGACTTCCGTACCAGACTGACTGGCGGGACCTATGTGGGTGGTGGAACGAACCAAACAACCTTCACTCTCCCGTATCCAATGGATTACGCTGCTGGGATCAGCAAGGTTGCGAACGACGAAGGAAACTCTATTCCTATTGTCTCAGGCACTCCCGCTGTTCTTGTTGAGGGAGCAAATACTGGTGGTGGCAATACGGTAGGTACCGTTGTCTTGTCTGGCAATTATTCAGATGAAGATTTGTGGTTTGGGGCCCCCTACGAAATGAAGTACACCTTCTCGACCCAGTATCTCAAGCGTGGGCAGAATATGCCTGCACTACTGGGTGGACGCTACCAACTGCATAACATGATTCTTCAGTTTGCCGAAACTGGCTACTTCAAGGTCACCACACAAACCCCAGATGGAACCCCCTACGAATATGAGTTTGCAGGGGACATTCTGGGATCTAGTCTTGTCGGTGAGGCGTTCTTGAAGACTGGGCAGTTCCGTGTACCCATCTTCAGCAAGAACGACAACATCACCATTTCGATCATTAGCAGTTCATTCTTGCCCTGCA